CGGGTGGTCGGGTGGCCCGGCCTCTACGCCGCGTCGGCGGGGTTCGTGCGGGCCCAGGCCTTCGCTGCCATGTGCGCCCGGCGGGCGGTGTCGTGGCCGTTCCGCTCGGTGTGGAACCCGGTCCCGAAGTACCAGAAGCGGCCGTTGACGTTGAAGTCGCGTCGGCAGCCGTTGATCTCGACCGTATAGGACTCGACCGTGTCCTCGTTGCCGAATGTCTCGGTGGCGGCGCGGTTACGGGTGATGGTGCCGACGACCCGGCCGCCGTACATGATGAACTGCTCGCCGTAGGTGGTGTCCATGCGGTCGAAGGTGATGGTGTTGCTCATTGTCTCTGTCTCCCTCGGCCGGTTCCGTCCGGCCAGTGATGAAATAGTAACACGGAATCAGACGGGCACAAGCGCAATCGGCAACTTTCTTCCAACTAATTTCAAGACGCCCGGAACCACTGGGGTTTTCGGTCAGTCGGTTGGCACGCGCTGCGTGTCGCATGGGGTAAGCCCCTGGCGACGCTGCTCGGCGCACTTGTCACGCAACCCTCGGGCGAGCGCCAGAAGCGCCCCGACGGCCTCACGTTCGCCCACAAGCGCGTCTCCTGTGTCGGGGTCAACGAAGTGCGCCGCCTCGATCTGGAACCAGCGCGCGGCGTCGTAGTGGGGCATCCCTGGCTCGTGCTTGAAGATGTCGAACCACAGGCCCGCGAGGGGCGAGCCGCTCACGCGACCTCCCCGAAGGCGTCGAAGATGGCGGCGGGGAGGTTGTCGTGGTGAGTGATGGTGAAGGTCCGCAGGATGCGGCCCGGGTTCAGGCCCGGAGCCGCGTCGAAGATGGAAACGGCGATGTTGTCGCCGTTGGCCTCGGTGATGACCGTGCGGCCGCCGCCATCGGTGAAGGTGGCCCCGTCCTCGGTGAGGGTGGTGTTGATGATGCTGAAGAACGGGGCGTCGAAGGTCATGGTGTCGTCTCCGGTTGCTGGGGCTTTCCTTGCCGCCAGTGATGAAATAGTAACACGAAACGCAGAGGGCACAAGGCGCTGACTGCACTTTCTTCCAACTAATTTCAAGAGGCGCGGAATCACGACGCTTTTCGCGGGCCCGAATGTGACTAATCCCGCCCAGTTGACCCTGGGATCAGGCGCCAGCCTTTAGTCAACCCGGACGTGCTACCCTCCGCGCGTGCTGACCGCTGCGCACCTACAAGCAATTCGCGAGCGAACCGAGGCGGCCAACGACCCGTTTGAACGGTACTGGCACGGCGAGCCGGGTAGGGGCGGAATGTCGCCGGGGCAGCGGCGGTTTCACGAGGACCAGTCGCGCAAGCGGGCGTGTCGAGCCGCGAACCAAGTGGGCAAGTCTCGGTGCGGCGCTGGCGAGGCATGGGCGCACGCCATCGGCCGGCACCCGTTCCGCGAGGTGGAGGCGGGGCCGACGACCGGCCTGATCGTCTGCGGGATCGTCCAAGAGCACTGGCCCGTGATCAGCGAGAAGCTGCACGAGATCGAGCCTCGCGGCGTGCTGCACGAGGCTTGCAAGTACGTTCCGGGCAAGGGCTACCTGTACCGGGGCCGCTCGATGGTGGCGCTCGCCAACGGCTCGATGATGGTCCCGAAGTCGGGCAAGCAGTCGGTGATCGCCCTCGCCTCGGGCACCTATGACTGGCTCTGGGTGGACGAGCCTCCGCGCGCGACGCATTGGGGCGAGGCACTGTCCCGCGTCGCCGTCCGTCGTGGTCCGGTGTGGCTTACGTTCACCCCGATCGACAACTCGCAGGACCTCCGCTGGCTCCGGCACAAGCTGGAGAAAACCGACGGCTACGAGGCCGACCACGATCCGGGCTGGTCCCAGACGGTGATCCAACTCAACGTCGAGGACTGCCCCCACCGGACCGCCGAGGACATCGCCGAGCAGATGTCGGTGTATCTGGAGTGGGAGCGCGTGCAGCGCACCACGGGCGGGTGGGAAGGCATCAGCGGCGCGCGCCGGCTGGCGAACTTCGACGGCAAGTCCCAGGTCTTCGACTTCAAGGGGTTCGCCTCGCTGCCCAACCTCGTGGGCGCTGACTTGCGGGTGGGCCTTGCGGGCGACCACGGCGAGCGAGCCGGGGCGGAATATTGGCTGCTCTACGTCTGGACGCAGAGCCCCCGACGGGTGTGGGTGGTCGGCGAGTACGAGTCGACGGCGGCGACCACGGTTGAGCGCGACGCCAGCCACCTCCGCGAACTGCTGTCGAAGTTCGGCCTGACACCGGCCCAGGTCGACCGCTGGGTCGGCGACGTGAATACCAGCGGCAAGGGGGACAGCCCCGGAATGCGCGTCAACGAACTGTTTGAGCGCGAGTTCCGTCTGCCCCGCGGCGCGATCCAGACGCCCAAGAAGGGCGCCGGCTCCGTCGAGTGGGGAACGCGCGTCGTCAACTACGCCTTCGGCAACGGCGCGCTGTACATCGAGCGCAAGTGCGCGACCCTGCTGGAGTGCGTGCGTCGCTGGGAAGGCACGAACATCGGCAACGACAAGGACCGCAAGCACGCGATTGACTCGCTGCGATACGGGCCGGGCGAGCAGCTTGAGGACATCATGCCGAGCGCCGCGCTAAGGTTCCGGGCATGAAGCGCGTTTCAGTCAACGCCAACGCCATCCGCGACAACCGGCGCGACGGTGGCGCCCGTCCGCCCGTCCTGCTGTGGGACTCGGCGACGCAGGCGACCAAGCCCTATCTAGGGGTCGACTTCGTGGACGAGTCCGGGGCCGTCGTCTTCCGGGTGGTCTACAACCCCGACGAGCCGCACGACCACGCCGAGGTTTGGGTCGAGACGGACCTGCAGGCGAGGCCCGTCAAGACCTAGTTGCGACGTTTTGAAACGTAGTGGTTGCGCCCCGGCTTGCGCCTTGCAAGTATTCCCGGAGTGTCGACGCACATCGATTACACGCCGGGCATGGCGCCGCCCCTTCCGGGTGGGCCTGCAGCCGATGAACGCCGAGCCGAAGCGGGCCGCCGTGAGCGCCTGCTGTCGGGCGCGTGGATGCGCGACCTGAATGAGCGTCTAGACCGACGCTTCGGGCACGCAAGCAAGTCGGCCCGTCGCCGCGTCATGGGCGACCCGAGCACGGCGCATAACCTCGCAGCGTCCTACGCGCGGCAGATGTCGCGGCTGTACGACAAGGCGGGCCGCGCTGCGTGCGGAGTCGAGGGCGACCAGATCGACGCCTTCACCTCGCTTGTGGGCGACGCCGGCTTGTGGGAGATGGGCCGCCGGCTGCAGCGGTCGGTGAACCTCGTGCGCGATGGCGCCCGGCGCGTTGACGTGGTCGAGGGCAACCCGGCGTCGCTGCGGTTTACCAATGTCCCGCTGTCCTGCATTCACGTCGAGTCGGCCGCGGACCGGCCGGACGAGCCGACCGCCGTTGTAGTTGCGACGCCCCGGCGGCTGTCGTTCTCGCCGAAGCCGGTGTGGACCTGGGACGTGTGGGACATCGCCGACCCGGCCGAGCCCCAGCGCCGCGTTCTGCTGGCTCAGTCGGGCGAGGAAATGGCCGACTGGCGCGCGCTGCTGTCGGGCCCGAAGGCCGAGCAGGTCGATAAGACTGCGGAGGCGCTGGAGCTTGACGCCAACGACGGCGCATCCGGGGCGAACTACTTTGAGCGATACGCCGACGGCGTGCCGTTCATCCCGGTGCAGATGTACCACCTAGAGCGATGCGGGATGCTGTTCTCGCCCTATGAGGGGTGCGAGATCGTCGAGGCTAGTTACCTCGTCGCGGAAGCGTGGCACTTCTGGCACCACATGCTGTTCGATGCGTCGTGGCCTCAGCGGTACGGCGTCAACGTCTACCCGGTCGGCCTGGAGTCGGTTCCGGCCGACGACCCCGCTTCTTCGGTCGGGCGGCATATCGCGATGGATCCGGCGTCCCTGCTGATGCTCTCGACGCGCGGCGGGCAGACCGGACAGCTCGGACAGTGGCAGGCCGGCGGCGACCCGTCGAATCTGCAGATGGCGATCCAGGAATACGTTGACTCCCTGCTGGCCGAGTTGGGGCTTGCTGGTGGCGCCGAGGCGCGGTCGGTCGGCGGCCAGCGCTCGGGGTTCGCCATCGAACTTGACCGTGCCGCTGTGCGCGAGTCGCAGGCGCGGCAGGCTCCGGCGTTCCAGCGTGGCGACGAGGAGTTGCTGCGGAAGTCGGCGGCGCTGCTGAACCGATCCGGCGGCTGGTCGCTGCCCGAGGACGGCTGGTCGGTGACCTATCCCGGGCTACCGCTGTCCCGCGAGGAACGCGAGGCCGTGAAGGACCGGATCGCCGCGCTCAATGACCTGGGCGTGAGCCCGTCGCGGCTGTGGAACGTCGCCGAGACGTTGGGCATCGACGAGGCGCAGGCCGAAGCACTGATCGCCAAGTGGGACGATCAGGCACGCCAAGAGCGCGTGCGGCAGGTGACGGGCGGCCCGCCGGATGCCGGCTAAGTACGACCACATCGACTTCGCCCCGCCGAAGGGCGTGCGCGAGGCTGCGGAGCGCGGCTTGCGAATGCGCGAGGCCGCGCCCAAGAGCAAGAGGGGTGGTCTGTCCACCCGCGAGGCTGGAAGGCAGGGCATCGGCTCGGGGGTGGCCCGAGCGTCGCAGTTGAAGAAGGGCGGCAACGTATCGCCCCGGGTCGTGCGGCAGATGTCGGCGTTCTTCGCCCGGCACGAGAAGAACAAGAGCACGGACAAGGGTCGGATCGCGTGGCTGCTTTGGGGCGGCGATGCGGGCCGGTCGTGGGCGAACAAGATCGTGCGGCAGATGGATGCCGCCGACGAACGGGGATGAAATGAGCGACGACGCTACTGCTGCCGAGGGGCTGCGTAAGGAACTGGAGCGGGTGCGCGAGGCGAAGCGGCAGGCGGAGGCCGCGCTTGCCACCGCCCGCGAGGAACTGACCACCGTGCGCGGTGAGTTGACGACGCTGCAGGGCCAGCACGCCGAGGTCGTCAAGTCGGCCGAAGGATTCAAGGCCGCCGCGTCCGAGGTCGACGACCTGCGCGACCGCGCCACCAAGGCCGAGTCGTCGCTTGCGGCGTACAAGGATCGGGCGACCGCCAATCTTGCGATGCTGGCTAGCGACTCGCTGCGGATCACCGACGCGGACATGCGGGACTTCGTGTGGATGAAGTATGAGCGCTCGCAGCAGGACGGCGAGGCGAAGCCGTTCGCCGACTGGCTCGCGTCGGAGGCCGCCGAGGGGCGGTCGTACCTCAAGCCGTTTGCGTCGGGCGAGGTCGCCACGCCGGCCCCCGCTGCGGAGCCCAAGCCGGGCGAGGCTGCGCCCCCCGCCGATGCGGCCCCGCCGCCCCCCGGCGTCAACGGCGACGATGCAGCCCCGAAGGTCCCGAAGGACCGCAAGGTGGTCGTGCCCGCTCCGGCCCCGCCCGGCGGCGCTGACTTCTGGGCGCAGTTGAACGCGGACCCGGACGCCGTGCGAAAGAAGTACGGCTCCAGGCGATAGTTGCTTGACGCAAGGAAGCGGCTGTGCCTACCCTTGCGTATCAATAACCCGGTCCGCAATCCGGGTCGCCAGCGATAAGGGCGTAATCAGCGGGCCACAGACACCTACAAGGGGTGAACTGTGACCATCGATTACTCCGGCTTCGGCGCCAACCTGCGCCTCGCTGAGGTCCCCACCGGCCTCCTCCACATCAACCTCCGCGATCAGGTCGACCTGTTCGCCCTCGGAACCGACGTCGGCCCCGGCGGCAACGGTTCGTCCGTCTCGCAGATGGGCGCCGTCACGCTGACCGACGACCTCGCGTCTTCGGCCGAGGGTGCCGACGTTTCGGCCACCGACCCGACCAGCAACCAGATCCAGCTCACCCACGCCCGCTACGCGCTGGTCCGCAAGTTCACGGACCTGTTCCGCGCGACCGGCGGCCCGGGTCAGTACAACGAGGGCCTGATCGCCGACGACGCCGCGGCCGCCATCGCCCGCACCCGCTCGACGCTGGTTACCGGCCTGTTCTCCTCGGCCGGCGCCAACGTGGGCACCTCGGGCGCGGATCTGACCGTCACCGACATCTACTCGGCGATCTTCGAGCTGCAGGACGACCTGAATGAGGCGCCCTTCGACTGCGTGCTGCATCAGGCGCAGGTTAGCGACTTCCAGACCTCGCTCCGCAGCGAGGGCGGCGCCGCGCAGTTCCAGGCCCCGACCGACGACATGCTGCGCGCCAAGTCGCCCGGGTTCCTCGGGAGCTGGCACAACGTCAACTTCTACAGCTCGGCGCAGGTCGCCACGGCCAACATGGGCGCCGACCGTCAGGGCGCGATGTTCGCGCGCGGCGCCTTCGGCTACAGCGAGCTGGACCTGAGCAACATCCCCGGCGTGTCCGGCGTGGTTCAGGTCCCCGGCGCGGTCCGCGCGATCATCGAGATCGACCGGACCGGCACGGCGGCCACCACCGCCTACACCGTCCACTACTACCCGGCGGTCGCTCTCATGGAGGCGAACCGCATGGTGTCGATCACCACCGACGCCTGATGACTGAGGCGGGCCCCGGGGTTGTCTCGGGGCCCGCCTAGCCGGGTTCGACAGGAGGCCCCCTAGTGGCATTCAACATCGATACAGTGACCGTCGACAAGAGCGTGGAGGCTTCGCGGCCATCGCGTAAGGTCATGCCCGGCAACCCGGAGTTTGAGCTGGTCCACCACGCGGACCACTGGAACTTCGTGGATGAGACTGGCGAGTTCCTGCCCGGCACCCTGAGCGTCCAGAAGATGCCGGGCGTGAACGGCACGGACCGCCGCGGCGGGATCGGCATCCTCCGCAACCACTTCAACGAGCGGGGCTCGGTCCTGCTCTCGCTGGGCGACAACCGGCTTGGCAAGTGGAAGAACTACCTGCGGAAGGTGACCAACGACGCCAACCGTAAGCACCACTTCACGATGTGGGAGAACCCCACGGTGATCGGTAACCGCGTGATGTGGGAGCACGACGTGGAGGACGCCCGCGCGTTCGCCCGGCACCTTGTCGAGAGCGGCGTGGTGCAGCCGATGCCCGAGGCGCTTCGCGCGATGTTCCTCGACCGGCAGAACCGCAAGATCGAGGGCCTGCGGGCCCGCAACGCCCCGGCGAAGCAGATCGCCGAGGAGGAGGCCCGCTACCGGGCCATGGCCGCCGGTAAGCCGCTGGCCGACTGCATGGACGAGAACAAGGCGCCGAAGCGTCGCGGGAAGGCGTCCTAATGCCTGCCGGCGAGCGCGAGGCCACCCGCCAGAAGATGGAGCGGTTCGAGAAGCGACTGCGCGACGGCGGCGAGAGCCGCGAGCGCGCGAAGCGGATCGCCCGCGAACAGGCAATCAAGTACGACCGGCGTAAGGACAACGATCGCCGTTAACCCTGCCCCACGGGGCTGCCCTGCGGGGCTGGAGTGAAGAACATGGACGCCAACGATCGCAAGTACGCGCAGCCGCAGATCCGCAAGGAGATGTCCGCCAAGGGCATCGTCCTCGTGTCGGACAACAACCTGGACAGCCGCGAGGCTGCCGACTTCCTCGCTCCGGTCGATGTGGGCTGGGAGTTCTTCGACGACTTCCCGCAGGCGTCGGGCGACACCGTCCCGGCCCCGTGGGCTGCGACGATCACCGACACGGCCGGTACGGCGGTCGCCGACTACGTGGACAATGCGGCCGGCGGGCAGTTCAAGATCGGCGGCGACTCGCAGTCCGAGGCGCAGACCGCGCGCATCGACTTCGGCGATCACCTCATCATCGACTCCACCAAGAACTTCGTGTTCGAGGCGCGGGTGCAGGTGCAGTACGCCGACGATACGGCATTCACCGCCGACGAGCGGCTGGTGGTCGGCCTCGCCAGTGCCTACAACGCCACGCTGGACAACGTCTCCAAGAACGCATGGTTCCGCGTCGAGGGCGCCGATACCGCGCTGCTCCTGGAGACGGACGACGGCGCGACCGACAACGATGACGAGGACGTGGGGCAGGACCTCGCGAACGATACGTGGGCCGTCCTGCGGATCGAGGGCTCGGACCTCGACGCCATCAAGTTCTACAAGGATGGCGTGCTAATCGGCGACCTCGACGCGGGCGCGCTGACCGGCAACCTGCAGCCCATCGTTGCCTACCAGCGCGACGCCGGGGCCGACGTTCAGGTCATCCTCGTTGACTACGTCAAGGTCTGGCAGGAGCGCTAAGGCGCAGTTGAGGAGGCCGCCATGGCTCTGACCATTGTTAACGGAGGCGACCCGGTTGCGTCCGTGCTGCAGTCGCTCGCGCTGTCCACCGCTTACCTGGGATCCGGCAACTACATCGAGGTGCGAAACGCAACTCGGTTCGATCTCTGGGTCGACGGCGGGACCGCCAAGATCACGTTTAAGATGAGCCTCGACGGCGGCTCGACGTTCAGCGGCGAGTTCGTCGCGGCGTCGGCCGGCGCGATCATCCCGATCGCTGTCCCGAAGGGCCGGACGATGACGCTTGACGTGAAGGTTGACACCGGAACGCCGAACGCTGGCGGGTGCGCTTACGGGGCGCTCTGATGCCTGCGATCAAGGTCCAGGCTGTCGGTTCGGCGTCGCCCTGGGAGGCGATCAGCGTCACCAAGTCGCCGTCGTCCGGCACGCCCACGTCGATCCTTGACGGTGCGACGCTGGACGCTGGCGCGATGGTTGACTGGGTCGTGGTTGACGCGAACGCGCGCGCGGTGTCGATGTCCGACGATGGCACGTCGTTTGATATCGAATTGAACAAGGGCACCCTCGGCAACGAGGACTGGGGCAACTGCAACGACGCGCACTACAATGGCGGGTTTGCGATCCGCTACCCCGAGAAGATCGACGGCGAGTTCAGCATCGAACTTGACGTGGAGATCCCGTCGACCTCGGGCAACTGCGTCGCGGGTGTCGCCGCGTGGCAGGAGGAGGCGTCTGTCTCGAACGATACGCCGTCGATGTTCAGCGGGTTCGGGCGCACTGGCGCGAGCAGCGTCATCGCCCCCAAGGCGTACCTTACCGGCATCAACGGGCATACGGAGAGCAACCCCGAGGCCCTCATCAGCATCGGCAGCGGGGTGCGCATCAAGTGCCGCCTGCAGATCGACTCCAGCGGCAAGTTCCGCGCGTACTACACGCCGGACGGCGGCAGCGAGACGGAGCACAGCCCGACCAGCAACGACTACAAGGCGACCGTGGGCGGCGCGCATTACGTCGGGATTGTGTTCTACAGCAACACCACGTCGGAGACGTTCAAGATCCACAGCGTCACGCTGACGGCCAACGCCCGCACGGCGAACGACAAGGGGTTGCAGAAGCTTGCTGATCTGGATCTGTCGGCTGTGGCTGCGGCCGACTGGACGGCCAACGGCGACGGCCACGCATGGAGCGTGCCGGGCTCGAACGTGCCGGTGTACACCTACGGCACGACGGGGAACAGCATCGACGCCGACGGGTCCAACGGCATCGTTTTGGACCCGGCCGTCGGCAAGGCGTTCGCCGGTGCGACGCAGGACGGGCCGGTGCTTTACCTCAAGGCGACCGACTTCTGGCCGGCTGGGTACGGCACGCACCGGCCCTTGCACGTCTGGGTCGTGATCGACGTGGACGGCGATCCGGGGACGAACGGCGACAGCACGCTGACGCTTGCGTGGACGAAGGATCCGCCGGGTTCGGCGGTTTACTCCTCGCTTGAGTGGGCAGGCCACGCGACCGCCGACGAACTGTTTACCCGACTCGGCCACGGCGGAGGCAACACGGACGGGACGCACTACTCCGACCTCGGCGTGCCCGACTGGATGGGCATCTACGCCAGCGGTCAGAAGATCAACGGATTCGCCGGGCAGGGCGCTGGGCCTGACGGCCCCGCAGAGGACGAGTCGGATCGGGTGGCAGTCTCGCCAACGTGGTCGCTGTCGGGCGTTCGCGCGAACATGCTCGGCACGTTCGGCCTAGAGGGCAACAACGGCGTGATCGTCGCCGCGAGCGCCGGCACGGGCGCATGGACTACGGCCCCGACGATCAAGCGGATCCGCATTTACGGGATGTCCCCATGAGTCAAATCATGTTCGCGGCCAGCGGCGAAGCGCTTGAGGTCGCCATTCGCACCATCGGCGCCGGGGTGCCTCTGTCCGACGACGTGGTCGTGGCTGCGCTGGTTCAACTGGCCGGGCTGGCGGACGACCCCGCCGCGGTCCTGGGCGCGGCGACGGAGGAGATGCGATCGGCGGTGAGCCGGCCGCGTCCGCGCGTTGACCTCGTTCTTCACGAGGGCATCGACGCGCCGGTTGTGGGCATCCGCTGGGACCGGAAGCCGTGACCGACGCCGTCTACAGCCTGCGCGCGAAGCTCCCGCAGTTCATCACGCGCGGTCGCGACAACGCGATCGAGTGCGCGATCTACGATTCGGCCGGCGACATCGCGGCGCCGAGCAGCGGCACGATCGACGTGTACGACCAGAACGGCCAGAAGGTGGTCGACGGCGCCGCTGTGGTCGTTGCGTCCAGTAAGGCGACGTACACCATCCCCGCCGCGTCGGTGCCTGTCACGCTGTCGCTGTCGACCCTGTATCAGATCCGGTGGTCGCTCGACTTCGGCGACGGTGTCGATCGGACGTTCGTTGAGGCGGCCCACCTTGTGCGCTGGCAACTCAAGGCGCCTGCGACCGAGGCGGACTTGACCGAGGTGCATCAGGAGTTGGGCTCGTCGTTCAGCCCAACCGACCTTTCGGTGTACCTGCGCCGCGGGTGGGAATCGATTGTGCGCCGCATCCTTCGGGACGGTCGCGCTCCGTGGCTGGTGCTGGACTCGTTCGCGCTGTACGACCTGCAGGTCTACAAGGCCCTGTATTTCGTCTACATGGACGCGGCTAGCAGCGTCGGGGCGGGTGGCCGGTATCAGGAGCTAGCCGAGCACTACGCCGGCTTGCTTGAGGCCGAATGGGACAAGATCACCTGGACCTACGACGAGGACGCCGACGGGTTCCCCGACGCCGACGAGCGCGGGTCCGCCGGCACGCCGGGCGTGTGGCTCGCGGCCAGTCGCATGGACTACTGGCCCAGCATCGGCACCGAGGACTGACCAGTGGCGTGGGCCCCCAAGACCCGGCGCGAAGTCTTTGCGGGCGTCAAGGCGCTGTTCGGCACCGTTACGGGCGCGACGTACACCGACCGGATCGACGTGCGCGACGGGCCCCAAGGCAAGGCTGAGTCGTACTACTCCATCGGCGAGTTCAGCGAGGACGCGCCGGGGGACGTGCGCGCAGGGGCGACCGACAAGGCGGTCGTGCGCGCCGAGACGACGATCCGCTTCGCCTTCCGTCTGCGCCCAGGCTTCCGCGAGACGGACCGGCTGGACGCGCGCGACGTGCTCGACCGGGCGCACCGGGCGACCCACGCATCGGTTGTCAGCGGGTCACCCCTCGGCTTTGAGGGCGTGTGGTTGGGCGCCACGGAGGCGCAGAACGACGCGCAGGAGTGGGTGTTCTTCGACTGCCGCACGCGCTGGACGAGCCTGTTTGACCTGACGGTGTCGTGATGGCGAAGGCGGACGTTCAGACAAAGGGGTTGGACGAGGCGATCAAGCGCCTAGGCGCCGCCGCTCGCGGGCTGGCGGACAACGTCGAGGAGGAACTAGGGGAAATGGCCCTGGCCTTCTTTGAGGACTTGACGGGGTTCGGCGCGTCCCGCAGCGGGAACACGGTCCGCCGGCAACTCAAGTTCCCCGGCAATGGCATTTGGCCCGTCGGCGCCCGGTTCAACCCGATCCGAAAGAATCAGTACGTTCCGCACGACGGCTCCGGCAACGTGCAACTGCCGGCCAATCCGCGCGTCCGCACAGCAGGCTGGCGCGAGTCCGGCCGCTCAATCAATGCATGGCGCATGGACCTGCAGGGCACGACGCTGCGTCTGTACAACGACGCCCGGGTTAAGGGCAAGTTCTACTCGCAGTACATCCACAAGGTGGGCGACCCCGAAGGGCAGGCCGTGCGCGATGCCCTCGGCGCGTTCCGCAGGCGTGGCGCTGAAACGCTCAAGCGCCTGGGCAAGAGCACTCGGGAGTCAATGACCGATGAGTGACCCGCGCCCGATCGAATACTCCTATGACTTCGGGACGCGCCTCGGGGTGTCGCTGCCCGAGTTGTCCCCGCTGCTGCAGAGTCGTTTGCAGGATGCAATAAATGCGCTGATTGACGACTGGCGCGAGGAGTTGATCGAGGTGTGGCCTCGGGATACGGGCCACTCGTTCACCATGTGGGAGTCGTTCACCCAGGGGCTGGTGGTCATCCTCCGCAACCCGGTCGAGTACGCCGGCTACGTCCACCCGGCCGGCGGGCAGGACGGCGAATCGTGGGACACGCTGCGCGAGTTCTGGGAGGCATCGGCGCTGCGGCTCGTGGCGGAGTTCCAGACCGCCGTTAGCGAGGACCGCCGAACGCACGAGGGCACGCTGTCCGCGGACCTTGCGGCGCTGGTGCGACGCTCGGCGGCCCGACGCGCGCAGGACATCGTTGCGGCTACGGAGTTGGCCGGAATGGTTGCGGGTGACAAGCCCGCGCGGAATCTGTCTGTTTTTCGCGGTGTCCGTCGCGCGCTGATGCGTGTATCCTCGGCGGAGCGGGCTCGTCGGCCTCGCCGCGATCGAACCCGAACTAGAGTGAGGTAAGAACATGGCCCTTTCCGGCATTGTCAAGACGAAGCGCGACGGCGCGATCAGCATCGGCGAGGACGGCGCGTTTGACGCTTCGACCGGCGACGATGTGGCGATGAAGTCGATCCTGACCATCGATTGCGAGGTCGGCGACTGGTCGATCAGCGTCAACGGCGTGGCCGTCAATGCGTTCCTCGACCGCGGCGCTTTCGGCTCTAGCCCGAAGTTGCGCGCTGGCGACGATCAGGCGATCACGGGCTCGTTCTCGCTGCACTTCCGCGACGTGGGCGGCGCCTCGGACGCCGAGGTTACGCAGACGTTCCTTCGCACCGCGTCCAGCGACATCGTCGCGAACTGGACCGCGACCAACGACGGGCCGGACGTGTACACGTACATGCTCCGGTATCGCGCCAACGACGGCACGAACACCTACACGATCGTGCTCGACCACGTGCACATCACGGGCGAGATCAGCGAGGGCGACCCGACGACGGTGAACTGCTCGTTCACGGCGTACCAGCCGACTCCCTCGCTGGTGACTTCGACCTGATGCCGCTCGCCGACCGAGTCGAGGAACTGCGGTCGGAGTTGCGCCGGCTGGAAGGCCAGCGCGGCCCCGACTGCTGGTTCCGTGGCGAGCACTGGGTCTCGCGCAAGAAGTGCGTCGCGCACATTCGCAACATGCTGCCGCCTGAGCCGGTCAAGGCCCCCAAGGCGGCCGGGAAGGCTGGCAAGGATGAGCCGCAAGAGTAGCCGTTACTTCGACGCCGGGGGCCTGACGTGGCGCCTGCCTCGTGCGTCCCGCTGCGGGATGCTGTACTCGCTGCTGTTCTCCGATCCGTTCTTCGTCTCGGCGGTCAGCGCGGGGCTTGAGGGCGACGACGACGACGCGAAGGACCGGATCAAGGAAGCGGTCGGCACGGGCCCTGACGCAGCGTTCAGGCTCGCCGCGAGCGAGAACGCCACCGGAGCCGCTATCGGCCTGTGCTGGGCTAACTCGCCGCCGCTGCGGACCAAGAAGCCGGCGCGCATGGAATCGTCCGAGGACCTGCTCCGCTACGGCGACGAGGTGATGGAGGAACTAGACGACCTCGGTTACCTCGACGATCCGAACTGGCAGACCGAGGTTACGTCCGAGATCTGGTCCCGCGTGATGAAGTCGACCATGCCCAGCGAGGACAAGATCAAGGCCCTCGTGGGAAATGGCTTGAGCCCGGAGGTTACGGCGACCTAGTCGTGTTCGACGCTTGCGCGTCGGTGCTAGGTGATCCGTGGGCTTGGTACGGGCTCGACGAGGAAGAAAAGGTGGAGTTGCTTGCCTACCACCGGATCCGCACGAGCAGCCGCCACCAGGGCAAGGGTGGCGGCACGCTCACCGCTGACGGCGCGCGGTGGGGCCTGCTGGCCCCGGTGACGCTGGCCGACTTCGCTGAGCTTGAGTTGGCGAAGGCCCCCAAGCCCAAGGGCGGCGCACAGGCAGACGGAACGGCGCTGCTCAAGAAGCGGGCGCTAAAGGCGGGCGCCGACCCCAAGGCGGCGGACTTCTTCTTCGGGGGCGGTCATGGCTGAGATGATCGAGTTCGTCTTTCGTGGCGATGCGTCGGATCTCGCCAGCGCGCTGCGGGACGTTACCGGCGGGCTTGACGACGTGGGGCGCAAGGCCGACGACGTGGGCGAGAAGTCCGAACAGGGCTTCAACCGCACGATCAAGGTCAGCAAGGGCGCGAAGGTCGCGATCGGCGCTGTCTCTGGCGCGTTCGTCGCTGCCGGCGCCGCTGCCGTCAAGATGGCGCGCGATACGCTCAAGCTCGCCGACCGGCTCAACCGGATCGCCAAGGAAGCGAAGGAAGCCGGCACGACGGCCGAGGAGTTCCAGAAGCTAGAGGGCGCGCTGGGGCTGCTGACGAAGGGCGGCGTTTCGGCGGCGCAAACGGCCCGCTTCCTCGGGAAGAACCTCGCCGACGCTCGCGACGGGGCTGGGCCCGCGGCTGATGCCCTGGCGAAGCTAGGTCTTGAGGCCGACACGCTCGCGCGGTTGCCGCTCACGGAGCGACTTGCCGCCATTGGCGACGCTATGCCGCGACTGCGGGACCAGTCGGAGCGGGCGCAGGTTGCTGTTGACTTGCTCGGCCGTTCCGGCGCCGCGCTGCTGCCTGCGTTTGAGGAGGGCGGCGACGCGGTGCGCGTTGCTGCCGAGCAGATCGAAGAAGCCGGCATCCTGAGCAACGGCGCCGCGCTCCAGGCGGAGCGCCTTGCGGACGCTGGCGACCTCGCCAGCCGCGCGTTTCAGAACCTCAAGGACTCGTCCCTCGCCCCGCTTATGCCGGTCATGGAAGGGTTCTTCGTCGCGCTCAGCGATGTCCTTGTTGCCATGCAGAAGGCCGGGATCGGCGGCGAGCAGTTCGGCCGGCTGATGATGGAGGTTGTCGGTCCGGCGATCGTTACCGGCGTCGGGGAGGCGGTTAAGGCCCTCAAGGGACTGAACGCGACGATGGCCCTGATCCGCCGAGGTTGGGCTGAACTCAAGTTCATCTTCGCGGAGTCCGGCTCCGACGAGATGATGCAGGCGTTTGAGGAGCGCGAGCGGGCAGCGCGCGACCTCGACAACGCGGTAAAGGACTTCATCGCTACGGGCGATGCCGTCGATAGTTGGGGGCAGACGTTCCTAGAGACAGCCCGGAGGATCCGCGACGAGTCTAACGCCGCGGCGATGGCGGTTGATGGTCTGGCGCGCAGCGCATTGGGCGGAGGGGTCGCGCCTGCCAGTGGCGGCGGTGGCGTTTCAGCCCCCGGCGATGGTGGGCTCGCTGACCCCGACGGTGACTTCGACGCTGACGGCCAACTGACCGCGATCGAAGCTTTCTTGCAGGGCAAGGAGCGGTTTGAGGCTGACCAGCACGCACGGACGATGGAGCGGATCGCGGCCGAGTCCGACGCGCGATCGCAGTCCGCCAGCGAGGCCGTCAGTGCGTTTAGCCAATCTGCGCAGTTGATCGGCACGATTAGCAGCGCGCTCGCGTCGGCCGCGCTGGATGACATCAACCGGGAAGGGCAGGGCCGCAAGCAGGCGGCGCTGGAGGCGTTCCGGGTTAACAAGGCGTCGGCACTTCTACAGGCCGGCATCAGTACCGCGCTGGCGGTAGCCAATGCCGCGACGACGGTGCCGTTTGTCCCGGCGGGCATCGCTGCCATGGCTGCCGCTGGCGTGGCGGGCGCTGTTCAGATCGGAATCATCGCATCAAAGCAGCCGCCAAAGTTCCACCGCGGCGGCGTGGTTCGGGACGAGATCACGGCACGGCTGCGGCAGGGCGAGGCCGTGCTGAACCCTGCAGCCGTCCGCAGCATGGGCGGGCCCGACGTGGTTGCGCAGATCAACCGTGCGCCTGGGTCCAATTCGGGCGAGGCTGTCACCGTTATTAAGCTCGACTCCAAGATCTACGACGTGCAGACGCGCAACGCAGCTCGCCGCTACGATTCGCCGCTTTCGTCTACCCTGCGGGCAGCCCAGCCCAGATCGCTAGGCCGGCGCAGTCCGCACGCGGCGAGGAAGAACTGATGGCGAACAGGTCCCGAGATCGGTATCAGGCGCTCGTGCTCCACGAGGAGCGGGTGAACAACGACACGCTACAAGCGCGCGGAGCGGGCGCCACCGATTCTTCCTACACGCAAGCGTCCACCGTCGCGGGCGTGCCAGAGCCGACCGGCGACCCGTCGATGGTTCTCCAGGCTAGCGGGCCGATGACCGACGACACGACGTTTCAGGTTGACGCGAAGCGCGCGGGGATGCCTGGGATCGACGGCGCCTCGTATGTCTTCCGAGAGGGTACTTCGGGCGACTGGTACGGGCACGACGGGCCGCAGGTGATTACAGGGTGGGATGCGTTGATCTCCGACACGGGCACGCTCCGACAGGTGTTCCCCGCCGCGATCACGCTTGCTACGGGCGAGGTCATGGCGGCAGTCTCGCAAGTCGCGGCCGACCCCTACAACGTGTCGTTGCAACTGTACGACCCCGACGACAGTGGCGGGTCGTGGTCCGCGGTTCCTGCGACTCCGCAGAGCAGTCAGCACATCAAGGGGCCGGGCCTATTGCAGTTGCCGAGCGGCAAGATCCTCCTGTTCGTCACCGCGGACGGCGGGCAGCAGGTGGACGTGCTACAGACGGACGACAAGGGCTCGACGTGGTCGATCGCCGCGGAGCGCGTGCTGTCGCACGACATCGCCCAGGCCGACATCCGGCGGATCGCCGTGGCCTACAGCGCGGGTCAGATCGTAATGCTGGTGTCGTGGTGGACCGGCAGCGCGTACAACATGGCGCAGTTTGCGAGTTACGACCTTGGCGCCCGCTTTGAGCGCGTAGACTCCAGTTTCACGGCGACTGCGGCGGCGTCGGACGAGCCGGCTTCGCCTGTCGTGCTGGCGCTTCGGGCGGGCGGGTTCCTCGCAGGTTGGCAAGACCGTGCGTCGGGCGCCCTGGACTTCCGGGTTGCTCGGCTGGCGGTCGCGTCTGACGTGGTCGCGTCGTTGACCCACCAAGACATCGCGGCCGGGGCGGCGGCGGACAACCCCGCGTTGGCGATGTACGAAGCCCGATCGGGCGAGGTCTACGCATTCTGCCACGACGGCGGCTCGTCTAGTGGTGACCTGACTGTCTACCGCTCGATCGACTCCGGCGACTCGTTCACCAAGTACGAGGCGGCGGCGCAGTTCGTCGATCCCACTGACGCGAGCTTGTACCACTACACGGCGGCCGAAGCGGGCGGGACCGTCTGCCTGCTGACGCGGTGGACTGGTGAAGGCAACAGCTACGCGAACGACTCTGTGGCGTGCGTCTATCTCGGTGGCTATTCGCAGCACACGCTACCCGCGCAGGGCGAGGGCTCGCGGTGGCTCGGCACCGACTACATGGCCTGGGGTAAGAATCAGGACGAGGCCCTGCCGTGGCTTCCGCTGACGCTCCCGCACAACCTCGACAACAACGGCGGGTCCTCTCCGTATTGGGCGCAGTCTACGAGCGGCACCGCTTCCGAGTCGCTGACCGCCGCCGGCATGAACGTCACGACTACCAGCGGGACGGACTCGTGGGAGTTCGCTTGGACAAAGACCGCCGAAACCCTGATGGTTGAGTTTGCGGTTCGGGTCAATTCTGGCGGCTCGGTTTCGTCGGACGATGTGGCCGTCCGTATCGAGTGGGGGGACGGGTCGAGTTACGCATATGACGTGAGTATTCGGCTGACGACTACGACGCTGCGGCTTTACGACAACCACGCCGCGGCAACCAAGGGCTCGGATGCGTCGGCCGACTTCACGGCCCGGAAGCATGTGCGGATTGCGCTTGACGACGACGGCAACGTGCGAACGTGGATCGGCTCTAGGGCGCAGCTCCGTGTGTGGTCCGAGGGCCCCGAGGCGACGCTTACCAGCAGCGGGACTAGCAACAATACGGTTTCCTTCGGACACCGGGCGAGCGGCACCGCCGACTCTGACTGGTACTTCGTTGGCCTCGCCCGCGACGGTGTGGACTTCTACGCGCCCAGCAGTACAGCGACGCCGGCTGAGGAGTGGACGAACCCCGACGATCTGCGGGGGCGGGACTTCACGGCTTTGCCGAGGTTCGTGGCCGAGGGCCTGTCGTTGGCGTCGGTGGATGGCCCGGCAAGGATCGGCGATCGCTGGACGGTGGGCAGTTCGTCGGTCTATAGCGGCGGCAACGTGGCATCGGTGGAGTCCCCGTCCCCATCTCGGGCGTGGCGGTCGATTGCGGACGGCACCGAGATGATCTTTGCGTGGGATCTCGACGCAATCGGCACGTCAAGCGAGTTTGATTGCGATTCGGTGGGGGCGTTTGCGCTACAGACGAACATCCGAGAGTTCTACGTTGAGACATACGACGGCGCCTCGTGGAGCACGTTGATCCACGCCGAGGCATACGACGCATTCAGCGGGCTCAAGTACGGGCGAAAGGGCGCGGTCGTGTCGGTGGACACGGGGCAGTCACAGACTGGCGACCGCTACCTGTTCCGCGAAATGCACGCGGGGGACACGTTCGATACCGGGGCTACGGACCCGGTTGTGCTTCGCAAGATCGCCCACAACACCGAGGGTGCGTGGACGGATAGCACGACGGTTCGCCCTCGTTTGACGCTAGACCCTGCGGGACTGACGGGCGCGGAGCCTTCGAGCGGCACGGGCAGGATTTGGCGCCGCGAGTTTGGCGGCGTTGCCCACAACGCTTCGGGCTTCCAGGCTATCCGGCTGCGGATTCCAGCGCACAAGACGGCAAACGGCTACTACAAGATCGGCGCGTTCGTGCTGGGCCCGGTTGTCGTGTTCGGCACGCCGGTTGACTTCGGGCACAGTCTGACGATTGAGCGCAACGTGGAGCGGTTTACACGGCCCGATGGCGTGCGGGCGGAGCGGGTGCTCGGTCGGCCTCGCCGCGTGATCGAGTTCGCCATTGCGAATGGCGCGGTTGACCTGACGAACGTACAGGTGGGGACTCCCGTGCCCCACTACGTCACGGCGGACGGGTCAACGCCGGTCGCGGCGGTGGCGGACACCAGCCGGCAAATCTTGGGGGCGGTCCTACGGGCTGCCGATGCGCGGGCCGCCGCGGTGTACATCGGTCGGCTGGAGCAACTGAGCGGGTCAAGCTCGGAACAGATCAGCGAACCTTACAGGTTCCTCTACGGGCGCCTTGTTTCCGATCCGCGCGTTGAGAACGTGTTGGGCTACGAGGACTACAACGAGGCCGAGCGGCTTTCGACCGTTTCGATTGAGGAAGAAATCTAGTGCTACTCCCGTCCGACCTAGCGGCGGGGCCTGTCGTCTACCTACTTGAAATCGAGTGGGGCGGGCAGACGGTTCGCGTTGCGGAGTCAACGCTGCACGATCTGCCGTTCGGGGACTTCGGCGCGTCGGTGTCTTACGACGGCGCGCTCGACGTGTCCCCGCCTCGCCGCGCCCTGTCGCTGTTCTCGCAGACGCCATCAGAGCGGGTCGCCAGTTGCTCGCTTGTCCTGGCGGGGTTGCTGGATGCAACCGGGATGCTGTCGGACGGGCACATCCTACAGGGCGCCCGCGCCCGGCTGTACCTGCACGCGGTCGGCTCGTCCCGACGAGAACTCGTGATCGACGGAATCATTGACGGCGTAGAGTTTGGCGCAATTGACGAGCCGCTTACGTTCGTCGTTCGGCAGTCCATCAGCGACGACCTCGGATCGACGCACCCACAAGCGCAGATCCTCGGAGTTCCGGGATTCGGCGCAAGCGGATCGGTGTGGACCTGGGACGGTGATTTCGCTGGCGAGTATCTGCCGGTGGTAATCGGCAAGCCGGGCAGCGGCGACGGCTCGGCCTTCGGCTCGCCTGCGTTCGGGCTGAACCACGTTGCAGGTGGCACGATTTCGGCGGGCGTCGCCGCACACCCGGTCGCTGCTACGTCGGTTTACATCGAGAACTTCGACAACGGGCAAAGCGGCACGCTGTCGATCTTGAGCCAATACAGCGATCTCCGTGGCCGCCGCGTGGCGCTGGCAGATCTGTCGCCGTGGAGCCCACCCCGATGGTCGCCAGGGGACGAAATGTGGGTCGATTGGGGCGCGTCTGCGGGCGGCGCCGTCGATGCGTCGGGCGCGCTGATCCGGGGTGCGGGGGATGTGGTCGAGTTCATCCTGCGAAACTCGACCGCCCAAGTTGATTGGGGCCGAATGCTTGCGGTTCTACCGCTACTCAACGGCTACAAGATCGACGCTGCGATCGTCCGCAGCCCTGACGAGCCCGTGCGCCCGTGGGAGTGGCTGTCCGAGCACGTCCTGCCGATGTTGCCGGTTTCGGTGGCTAATACTGCGCGCGGCCTGTCCCTTTCACTCTGGCGCCCCGACGCTGTGGCCGCCGATGCGGTGGCCGCGCTGGAGGCTGGTAGAAACTGCTCGCGCGCGTCCGCCGTGGCAGCATCCGACGCCGACGACATCAGGAACGAAATCGAGGTGTTGTACGGGTGGGATGCCAAGGCCAACGCGCCGACGAGGCGCGTAGTTCTGACCGGAAGCGACTCAACGCTGTCCGACGACCCAGACTCCGTGGAGTCGCACCGCTTGCGGGTCAGCGCGGATCGATATGGGCGACGCCCCGCTGATCCCGTCAAGGCGACTGCGGTTTGGGACGACGGCACCGCCCACCGCATCGCGTCGTGGATGGCACACCGCGCGTCCCTGCCGTCACTCTCTGTCGCTTACGACATCAGCAACGACTCCGCGTGGCTAACCCCTGGCGCGGTCGTAACTCTGACCGATTCCGGCCTGGGGTGGTCGAACAGGCTAGCCGTTGTCGAGGACACGACCCACGCGGACGGCGCGCCCGCCGTGTCGCTGCGGCTGTACGAGCATCCTTAGCGCTTGCGTCTCGCAAGCATTCGACGGACTATGACGATGGCCATGCGATGGATCCCCCTGTTCGCCGCGCTTGCCTCGTGCTCGCCCGCCGCCCCGGCAGAGCCCGCCAGCCGCCCGCTACGGCTTTGCATCGACGCCGCCCCCTCCGCGTATGCCCAGGCTCGCGCGGAGGCCGCTGCGGGCGCGTGGGGCTGCGTGACGGTCGCTGAGAGCAACTGCGACGCCCGGGTTGCGTGGTCGTCCTCGCCGCTTGTTGCTGCGAACGGTGCGCCCGGGGTCGCTGT